AAATCCTCTGCCTTGAGGCTTAATGTCCTTTTTTCCATATCGACCTCGCCAATCAATCAAACATTTGCGAATATCGATAATATTTAGCATTTCAAACTCCTCCACGCATCTCAGATTCACGCTTGACAATCTTGGCAATGGTCTTCTTGTCCAAGGTTGTCTTTATCTCCTCTGCCTTACGCACAGAACACCCGAAGATGTCCACGATCTTCTGTGTGACCTCGGCATCTTCCTTCTTTGCCCATTTCCCAACCCGCTTACGCGGTCTAATGCTATGGAGCAAGAACTCATACTGCATCTGCTTGTCGAGATGACCACGCATATTCATCTCATTTGAGTGCATTATGGTATCGGGAAATTGCGAAAGACCTCTATTCATGAGATAGGGGGCATACTCAGATGCCCCTCTACCTTCCTCACGAATAAGATTCTTCTTAGTGAGATTGATACTGTTTAGAAAGTCAAATGGTGAATCATTCATTTCTTGAACTCGCACGAAACCATCAGTTCGCTAAGGCAAGCCATGGTGTTGATCTCTTGGTCTGCCACGAATGCAGACTTGTACTGATAATCGGCAAGGGTAAGGATAGCCTGAGGAATAGACTGAGGCTCAAGGATTTCATAGATGGAATCATAGATGCTGCGGAACAATCCGACATGGTCGTTGTCAATGTTACTGGCAACCCACTTTCGAATCGACCCAAACTCCTTCTTCTTCATATAACCGACAAGATCATTAATCTTGTCTGTGGCAGTCGTACCAAGGATACCCACATCGATCTTCCCACCAAGGGCATACTTCTGAAGATCATTGATGAGTCTTCGGAAGTCGGGAAAACGCCTCATGACCAATTCAGCAATGACTTTCTGATCATACTGAATCTCCTCCGAATCAAGAATAGCACACACCCTCTTCATCATCTGCTTTGCCATCTTCGGCTTTTCGGTCGAAGGAATGCGGAAGTCGATGATTGTGCATCGGGAATGAAGAGGCTGAATGATTCTATTCTTGTAGTTGCAAGTCAGAATAAACCGACAGTTCTTTGAGAACTCCTCCATGAAGCCACGAAGTGCTGGCTGCATGGATTGTGGATTGGAATAGTCGAACTCGTCTAGGATGACTACCTTGGCACCACCACTAAAGGAAACAGAACTTGCAAAATCCCGAATCCTAGTCCGCAGGGTGTCAATGTTTCCATCTTCGGAGCAGTTGATCAAAATCCAATCGCACCCAAGTTCATCACACAGAGCCTTTGCAACTGTGGTCTTTCCAACGCCAGGACCACCAGCGAGTAGCATATTTTGAATCTGACCACGATCTATCGTTTCTTCAAATGTCTTGAGAATGTCTTGCGGAAGAACACAATCTGCGATTCGGGTGGGACGATACTTCTCCGACCACAGATATTCGTCTGTAGCGAGCATTATTCACTCCATTCACTTGGTTTCGGGGCGAAGAGCAATCCAATAGGTAACGCCATTTTTTGTGCCAGTAAACTTGGCTACAGCACTACCGCCGATCTCAACCACATAATCATCGGTGAGCATCTTGAGCAGTTCAATGTCGATGTATACAGAACCACTTGTATTCACAGACTTGGCTTTGATAGGAACCTTGTATGTGTTCGACGCGCTATTGAGTCCAATCTTCCTATCAAATGCAACAATCTCAATACCACTAGCAGCATTTGGCTTGATGCAGAGGGTATCAAGTTGCAGTACAGAAGCAGCCTTCTGAACCTCTGCAATTTGATTAGACGATAGTTCAAACTCAGCACTGAGTTCTGGCATCTTGATAGTACGGGTTGCCTTCTCAATCAACTTCTCATCTGCATAGAAGTATTGGATCTCTCCACCCTTCTGTGAGTTGACAACCACACACTTGTCATCGAAGTTGTAGTCTGCTTCCGAAAACAGACTTGTGGTGGCAATGAACTTTCCAAGATCGAAAATCGCGAATGGCTTGGGGAAGTTTTCATCCACCTTGGCTTCTGCCATGATGTTCTTTGCTGTAGACACGGTGCGAATCACGCTACCCTTGTCAACATAGATTGATGAACGAATGCCAGAAAAGTTTTTAAGGATGTCAAATGTCTTCTTGCTGATCTTCATAATTTAGTCCTCCTCCTCAAGGTCATCCATGAGGTCTTCGTCAATTTCTTCGCCACCATTCACCATATCCTTGAGATCTCTCAAGTGATGTTTGCTTTCATGTCGGTGTCCTCGTCGCTCATGCTTTCTACCGCGAGAAGATGAATGTCCCTTATCGAAGGGGTCTGATCCACCAACATCTTTCCAGTTCTTGCTCACTTCTCTGTCTCCTTCTTCTCTACTAAGAGTTGAGATAGGTAATCTACACCAAATGTGTCCTCAATCAACTTCTTTCTCATATTATTCTCTGATATTGTCAAAGGAATGTAATTGCTGAACCCTGGCATATTCTTGGGACAATGAACACGCGGGTAATCCAACTTGGAATAATGATTCTCATCAAGATTTGTGAGTTGGGTGTGTGAAAAGTCCCCGCAGTTGCAAGCCTCGCAAATGAATGAATTTGGATGCTTCTTGCTTTCCAATCTACTTTCACATGGAGCAAGACCCAAAGTTTCTGAACCGTGACACGATATGTCTCGCATATCACGAATTTCTTCAGAGACTTTAGCACCAACCAAACCGCGAGATGCAAGAGAATCTGCCACTTGCCATGCTTTTGCAAATCTGCTTCTGAGAAAATAGTTTTTCATCGATTGATCCTACTAAAATTGTTTTTCTTACTGAACGTGAGAACTTCTTGAAACTTATCTGTGAGTTGATCTGTCTTGTGTGAGATGACAAATATGTTGCATCTCTTGCCAAGGCTCTTGATAAGTTTCATAAACTCATCCATCCCTGTCGAGTCAAGGCTTGAATCAAATACCTCATCAAGAACCAAAAGGTTGCAGTTGGTACTGTTCTTCAGCCTTGCAATCTCTCTCCATGCAAGCAATAGTGCCAAGTCAATACGCATCTTCTCACCTTCACTGAAGGAAGCGTATGTGAACTCATCACGGTGCCTCGACTTAATCGTCTCTCCAAAGTTTTCATCAAGATTGAACTGCACGAAGAAGTCCATACACGCAAGGTAGTGATTTATCAACTTATTCATGATGGGAAGATAGTGCTTGATGATTCTCGTTTTGATGCCACTATCTTTCAGAACCGTTTGTGCAGAGGAAAGAAGTTTCTGTTCTTCTTGCTTCTCGTCATAATGCTTTTTACTGTCTTCCCATTTCTGCTCAAGTTCATCAAGAACATCCTGTTCAGTTGTCAGGCTTTGCTGAGACTTTTTAATCTTTTCCACGTCAGCGTTGAGACGTTCAATCATCTTCTCAGCAACGGCAAGTTTTTGTCTGTGTTCATTCAGAGCAGACAAAAACTTTTCATACTCAACTTCGATGTTGTCTAACTTGTTGTCTGTGATGAATTTTCTTTCGGTGGCAATACGCGATTCAACATCAAGAAGAGCCTTTCGTATCTCCTCTATCTTTCCCTTCTTTATTACAATCTCTTTCTCACGATGCTCTTCTGTGAGAGACTGTCCACATGATGGACAGGGAACATCTTTCGTGGTTACAAGAATTGATGTCTCTTCAGTGAGAATATTGAACTTATTCTCAAGCGTGTTTTTAATCTTGGTCATGTCGCTGATGGATTGTTCCTTCTTGCGACGAAGATCTCGGTTCTTCCCAAGTACAGACAACACGTTACCACCCTTAACCACAATCGCGGACAGAGAATCGCGAGCCTTTTCATTGTTCCGTATCTCTTCCTCAAGACCCTCAAGAGATGATCGACTCTTCTCTTCAAGAGCATCAAGATACTTTCTCTGCGTCTCTTTCTTGCTTTCTAGAATCTCCACCGATGTCTCACAGGTACGCAGATCATCCTTGTTGGTTGAAATTCTATCCTTGAGAACAACATTCATCGAAGAAAATACACCAATGTCTAATAGAGATTCGACAATGGCTCGCCTATCAGCCGCTGGCAGTCTCATGAAGGGGACATAGTTCGTGGAGCCAAGTATCACAACTTGACAGAAAGCCTTGTAGGACATCTTGAGGATTTGCTCCTCAAACATTTTCTGATAGTCCTTGGACTTGGAGTCTTGATCCAAAAGTTTGTCATCCTTATGGATCTCAAATATCTTTGGGTTCAAACCACGACGAACAAGATATTTGGAACTACCAACGTGAAACTCGCATTCAACAAGGCAATCCTTATTGTTGATGCTGTTTGGTAGTTGTGGGATGTTTATGTTGCGGAAAGGCTTGCCAAAAAGACAGAAGGTAAGCGCATCAAGGAATGTGGTCTTACCCGCACCATTCTCGCCACAGATCAGAGTCATCTCTGTTTTAGCAAGATTCAACTGCGTGAAATAGTTGCCGTATGAAAGAAAGTTTTTCCAACGAATGCTATCAAAGACTAACATTGTTCACTCCAACGGTATTTATACAGCCACTTCAAGACCAAGCATCGGATTCTTTTGTTCAAACCAAGCAGGAACATTTCCAAACTTCCACTTGGCAAATCTAGCCTTCTCGCCAAGGTAATATTGACGATAGGCAACAACTGCATCCTCATGCTTGTACTGATCAGGCATTGCCTGTGCAAATGGAGTCAGTTTGTTGTTGTGAATAATGTTTGTAGGAACGTGTCTACAGAACCAATAAGTCATCTCAAATGCTTTGTGAGTCTTTTTATATCGGTTTGTGTATTCACAAGAAAGTGCATGTGTATGATGTGCAAGCCACATGTAGTTTTCAACTGAATGTCTTGCCCACACTGTGCATGGGTGATTCATGAATGACATTTTATAGAGATCGACAGGAGCGTAAACAACATGACTCCCTGCCATGCGGTGAATTGTAGAGAGCATCTGACAACCCTCTACAATCATCTTGACTACATGTTTGTCGCACATATTAATTGCTGCGAGCAGTGGATCACGATTCAATACGAAGATGTTCATACTAACAGTCTATGTCAAAAAAACAAGATGTCAAGGTTAAGATGATTCATATTCTGGTAAACCATAAGATTCAGGTGATTCAAGCCAAACTCCCTTACTACCGGATGGTATCGATATAGTAGTAGGTAGATTTGTTTGTGTTGTGCTTGTTTTGGTCAGTGTGGTTTTATTCGGAGGAACTGTAATTCTCCAAAGTCTCTTTGTAGGATCTGTAGTCATAGCACCACTTATTACCAAATTTGTTCCTGCTTGAAACAAATCAATTCTATCAACAGTTGCACCCACTGTTGCTGTGGAATTGGTGCATGGAGAACCCACAGTATTGCCACTCACTTCTCTCCATTCAACGAGACATTCATTTAGAAGTCTGGGAGTATTTAGTTCAATTGATTCAGCATTTTCTCCACCCGCACCAATACCAGACGCTACATGAAATGGATTGATTCTTCTTACTCCATTCAAACATAGATGAAAAATATGTTCTTTATAGTATTCAGCGGCATAACAATTTCCTTCGTAAAACTGAGTCGCTAATGCACCACCACTATAACCACCATCTGTTCCTCCTAATGAAGAAACAACCCAAGTGTACATACCATCAAGATATGCATCAGGCTTTGATCGTAGAATTCCCCGAACTCGTCTAATATCATTTATAAATGCTTGATACGCTGAATTTCCAAAAGTAATACCACCTTCACTAACTGGATGCCAACCAAAAGATTTACCATATCTAACGTCTTCATCTGTTGATTGAGACGGTG